AGACCGAGCGATAGCGATTAAGAATGCCCACGACCTGAGGAGTTATATAGAAAAAGTGGCGAATAACATACCGGTATTTACCTAATTTTTTTGTTTATCTACAATTTAATAAAAAATAAATTTCTATATTTTGGTCTTGATTGAAGTATCGATTAGACACTCAATCCAACCCATCTATTCGAATCGGCGTTCCGGCCCTTGCGGCCAATATAAAATTAAAAAAACTTTTAACAGTGGGCTAAATTAGTCTCTATTACAGAGGAGATGAACGCCTTAAAACAAGTCTCAAAAGTAAGTCATTCTGGCGACTACAGTCTTGATAATGTCAGAGAACAGATTAGAATTATTGGTAGTGTACATATCATCATTTATCAGTCACAAACATTAGAGTTAGCAATATAGATTTACAAGTCATCTGATATGAACAAGTCTATGTTTTTCATAATAAACAAGCTATCAAAATATTACCAACAAACTGGGAACACGAATTACCTGATTTTTTGTTTATCTGCGATTAAAAAGTGATTTTTGTGGAGTCTGAGAGTTTCTTAAAGTTAGTTTCAAGAATGACCATCGCCAATTGTATATATTGTGCCCGAGAGCGATTAATAAGAGAGTTTTGGAATAAATTAGATAAAAAAACGAAAATATTGTTAAAACAGCACAAAAAAGACACAACGATTATTTATATATCAACAACCATCCGATACTATAGATTTATCAGTTCAAAACAGGTTGTAGTGACTATTGGCCTTCATAGCAATATTGTTGCTGAATTAAATCATATTGGAGATCATAAGACATGTCAATTCAATAATCCCATAATTAATATTACAAATTGGCGATTTGAAGTGGAAATTATCAATAGTTTTGAAGAATTAAGTCAATGGACTAAAAATAATGTGCATAAATGTCAAATTAAGTGTTTTTAAATTCCACATTCAAAACACTGTTTTGATATAATTCTAATTGCCCAATTGTATCGCCATCTTTTAATTTTTTTTTTAGTAAGCCTTCATGGTCTGATTGGATATAATGGTAAATTATAATCTGTTGTGGTTTTATAAGTTCTTTTTTACCGATCATCTGACGAATTTCTTTAATGGATGTATCATCAGATACAGTTAGGGTATAATTTTCACAATCATCACAATATATAAAAGGAATGGTGTAAATAATCTTAAATGTCATTTTTGAGTTGGAGGTTTGATATGAGTTTATTTATAAAACTAATATTTCATAAAATCAATTTTTAAAATTGAAAATAAAATTTTCTATCATGTAATTATTTTGCAGTATTATATTAATAACGATAATGACGGATGGAATTAGCGGTAAACAACTCTTTTCAAAAGCAACCGGTTACACATATGGTGACTTTAATATTTTTCCGGGCTATATTGATTTCTCGACTGACCAGGTTAAATTAAAAACTCAACTGACCAAAAATATCAGTATTAATATGCCTATCGTTAGTTCTCCAATGGACACTGTTACCGAATCAGATATGGCTATAAATTTAGCTTTATTGGGAGGAATTGGTATCATACACTATAACAATACTATTGATGAACAAGTCCAAGAAATATTAAAGACAAAAAGATACAATAATGGTTTCATTAATGATCCTATTGTAATATCACCGAAATATACAGTAAAAGATGTTAAACAATTACAAAAAAAATATAAATTTACTGGATTTCCGGTGACAACAGATGGAAAATTGGGATCAAAATTAGAAGGATTGATTTTGCGACACGATGTTATGTTTATAGAAAATAATAATATTTTAGTATCAGAATTAATGACTACAGATCCTATAACTGGTCCAAAAGGCTGTAATTTAAAAGAGGCAAATGATATTATAAAAACAAATAAAATTAGTAAATTACCCATTGTTAATGAAGACGGTGAATTAGTATCATTAGTCTGTAGAAAAGATTTGATTAATTGGAAGCAATATCCTTTAGCCTCAAAAAACCAAAAAACCAAACAACTCCTTGTAGGAGCAGCTGTTTCAACACGAGATAGGGAGAGAATTGATAAATTGGTTGAAGCTGGGGTGGATATTTTAGTTATAGATTCTTCTCAAGGAAATAGTATTTTTCAAAAAGAGACCATTGAATATATAAAAAATAAATATCCTCAAATTGATATTATTGGTGGTAATATTATTACTTGTCAACAGGCTAAAAATCTTATTAAATGGGGAGTTGATGGTATCCGAGTTGGAATGAGTTGTGGTTCCATTTGTACCACAAATAAAGTTTGCGGTGTTGGAGGATCTCAGGGATCGGCTGTATATCGTATCTCTAATTATTGCAAGGAATATGGAATTCCTGTTTTGGCTGATGGGGGGATTTCTAACACAGGTGATATTATCAAAGCTTTGTCTATCGGTGCATCAACAGTTATGACTGGTCGAATGTTGGCCGGTGTAGATGAATCACCAGCAGAGTTTTGTTATCGAGATGGAATTAAATTAAAAAAATATAGAGGAATGGGGAGTCTTAGTGCATTACAAAAAAATAGTGATGCACGATATTTAAATGATAATATCATTAAAGTCGCTCAGGGAGTAACGGGATTTGTTGATAGTGTTGGACCTATTAAAAAATATGTTCCATATTTAATTCAATCAATTAAACAAGGTTTCCAGGATATAGGTATTCAAAGTATTCCAGAATTACATAAATCTTTATATACTGAAAAAATACGATTTGAAATAAAATCCATTTCAGCAAAAAAAGAAGCAGGAGTACACAATTTGTATTCCTATACAGAAGCTCAATTTTAAGAGGTTCTTTGTCTCCAATAACTAAATTATTCTAATTCAATAGTACCTGGTGGTTTAGTTGTTAAGTCTATCATAACTCTAGTAATACCTTTTACCTCATTTGTTATCCTTGAAGTTATTTTTTCTAATATATCCCACTCTACTCTAACTATATCAGCCGTCATAGCATTTATACTTTCAACTATTCTAATAACTATTGTATAACCATAACAACGTGCATCACCTTTTAATCCTACTGTTTTCGAAGAAAGCAAACCTGCATAAGATTGCCATATATTTTTATAGCATTTACTTTTTTTCAGTTCTTCTTGCAAAATATAATCAGCTTTTCTCACTATTTTTATTTTTTTATACGTAATTTTTCCTACTATACGGATTGCCAGTCCGGGTCCAGGAAATGGTTGACGGTTAATTACTATATCAGGGATATTCAAAGATTTTCCTAGCTTCCTAACTTCATTTTTATATAAATCTCGTAAAGGTTCAACTATTCTAAAGGACAATCCTTGAGGGATTATAAGATTATGATGACTTTTAATTTTTTTTCTTGATTCAACTACATCCGGATAAATGGTTCCCTGTACCAACCATTTTACATCAGGATAATATCTTTTAATAATATTACTGAACACTTCCATAAAAGTTAATCCAATAATTTTCCTTTTTTTCTCTGGTTTTTTTACGCCTTTTAATTTATCAATGAAGACATTGGTGGGAAAATAATGAAAATTTTTAAATCCTAAAGTAATTTGGAATAACTCACGCACCTCGGTGGATTCTTGTTCTCGCAATAATTGATGATCAATAAATACACAAATTAAATTGTCTTTGATTACTCGATGACATAACATTGCTGCTACAGTAGAGTCAACACCCCCACTAACAGCAATAATAACTTTGTCATTACCAACCGTGTTTTTTATTTTTTTTGTAATACTATTAATGGTTTTATCAACTATCCAATCCTTTTTACAATTACAAATTCGCAGGAAATTATCTAAAATAAACATGCCATTTAGTGTATGTTTCACTTCTGGATGAAACTGAATACCAGTAAAATAATCATTAAATATTACTGCTGCGGCTTTGCATGATCGAGTTTCAGCAATAACTCTTGCTGAAGTTGGCAATTTAATTACTTCATCACGATGACTCATCCACACTTGTTCGGTTTTTTCTAATCTATCAAAAATAGGATTATTTTCTAAAATTTTCAATTGACATTTTCCATATTCTGGTCTTTTTGATTCTGTTATTATTCCACCAAATAACTTAGCTAATAATTGATGTCCATAACATATCCCTAAAATTCGAATCTTTTTCTTTTTACAATATTTAATTACCTTATTACTCACTAAAAATGCTTCATCGTTTACACTTTGTGGACCGCCACTAAAAATAATGCCTTTTGGTTTTTTCTGTTTAATAACAAATAATATATCTTGTGGGTCAATTAGCTCAGAGTATACTCCAAGTTCTCGGATATTCTTACATATCAAATGTGCATATTGGCCTCCAAAATTAACCACAACAATCATTATTTGAATGATATTTTTAAATAAAAAATTTCTAAATGATTTATTTTTCAATTTATTATTCCTCACTATCACTATCACTATCACTATCACTATCACTATCACTATCACTATCACTATCACTATCACTATCACTATCGTTAGAAACGCTACTATTGCTACTTTCTTCATCTTCTTCCTCTTCTTCTTCCTCTTCACTACTACTACTTTCTTCATCTTCTTCCTCTTCTTCTTCCTCTTCACTTTCGTGATCTTCCTCTTCACTACTACTACTTTCTTCATCTTCTTCCTCTTCACTACTACTACTTTCTTCATCTTCTTCCTCTTCTTCTTCCTCTTCATCTTCCTCTTCACTTTCGTGATCTTCCTCTTCACTACTACTACTTTCTTCATCTTCCACCTCATCTTCTCCATCATTACCACAACTACACCCTTCATCGTCACTACTCTCGTAGTCTAATTCCAATTTTACACTTATAGTTTCAGGTTTTATCCATTTTATTGTCAGGTTCTTTTTTTTGCGTTTCGTAATTATAAAATTTCCGTAAACATCATTATTTAATATTGTAACAAGATCATTATAGATTAAATTCCAATAGTCTTTATTGATAATGTCAGGTCGATCCAAATGAATATCTTGGCCCAAACTTAGTTTGTGACGAATATCGGATTGAAAACAACTATTAATTATTGCTTCATAGGCTATTTTAATTTTATGTTTTATAGTTTCCATTAATTTAATATTTAAATCACTCAAGGTTTTTTTCCCAGTTGAGACTTTTCCACTTAAGTATGGTGTTAATACTGCATTAATTGACCAGTCCTTTTTTAAAACTCTTTTGCGACATACTGGACACTTTCTGAGCTTAACACTACAATGTTTACAGACAGTGTGTCCACAATTTGATACAACCGGAATTTTGTGATCCAAATCACAACAAATAGTACATAACCAATCAGCCATTATTGTCAATTCATACAAAAATTAATGGGTAAAGAAAAAAAAATCAATTTTTGATTCACCAAACATCACTAATATCAATATCATTATCACTACCATCTATTTGAACATCTTTTTTTCCATGCCAATAGACATAAAAGCATGCTGAATGATCTTCACAACTTTCAATGCAGATTTCGCAATCATTATTTTCTTTTTTCAAAATATTTAGTAGATCTGGAAAAATACTTTTGAATATTTCCTTGGAATGCAAGTCGGTTCCTCCTGGATTACTAATATGCACACCAGTTCCTGAAAATAATTTGGCTTCATTGTAGGGTTTAAAACACTCGGTTATAGTTGCTTCTTTGTAAGTTTTAAGACATTTAATATAATCAGTTTTCAGCTTTTCTCCTAAATCCCCAAAAGTCTTATGTTTTTTTTTGTTTTTTTGTACTTTTTCTTTGGGAATTAAGGCATAATTTACAACCATTTTAGTAATGGTTTTTCGACATTGTGGACAATTAACCACTTTTTTAATACATATTTCACAAGTACTATGTCCACAATTTAGATTGATCCATGGTTTTCTGTTCCTCTGAAAACATACTGGACATTCCCACACAGTTGCAATATATTTCTTATCAATATCAGTCATCTTTAACGGTGATAAAACCAAGAATATGAATCTATATAGATTAAAATTCAATTTTATTTATATAGATAAAAATTGATAAATTTAATTATTTAGTTTTACTGATTTTAACCAAGGTTAAAACCTTATTTATTACAAATGCAATCCTTATCACCATTAGACGGTCGTTATGCATCACAAGTTGAAGAATTAACACATTACTTTTCAGAAAAAGCGTATCATCAATATAGAATAAAAATCGAAGTAGAATATTTTATTACACTAGTCAAATTTCTATTTAAAGAGACACAAATTGATAATCAAAAACTCCGTGATATCTATAAGAATTTTAATATAGATGGATTCACAGAAATTAAAAAAATAGAGTCTGTTATTAATCATGATGTTAAATCAGTTGAATATTATGTTAAATCCAAAATTGGATATGATAAATTAGTTGAATACGTTCACTTTGGATTGACATCACATGATATTAATAATTGTGCAATTGGATTATCAGTAAAAGACAGTATGACTTCAGTAATAATTCCTAGTTTGTTAGCAATTAAGAATAATTTGTTCAATTTAGCCGCAAAGTACAATAAACAACCCATGCTGAGCAGAACACACGGGCAATCGGCTACTCCAACAATATTAGGAAAAGAAATAATGGTTTTTGTTGAGAGGATAGACGATCAATTGGATTTATTGAAAAATATACCCTATAAAGTCAAATTTGGTGGATGTATTGGGAATTTCAATGCACATGTGTTTGCTTATCCAGAAAAAGATTGGTTATCATTTGCCGATTCCTTTATTCATAATTTCGGTTTAATACGTTCGTTATATACAACACAACTCAATCATTATGATAACTTGTCTGCATTGTTTGATAATATCAAAAGGATTAATAATATTTTAATTAATTTAAATAGAGATATATGGCAGTATATTTCACTAGGTTATTTTAACCAAAAAGTTATATCAACAGAAGTTGGATCGTCAACAATGCCTCATAAAGTTAATCCAATTAATTTCGAAAATTCAGAAGGAAATTTAATGTTTGCAAATTCAATTTTATCATTTCTTTCTAATAAACTTCCAATATCACGACTACAACGTGATCTAACAGATTCTACTACTGTTCGAAATATTGGTGTTGGTTTAGGTTATTCGTTATTAGGTTATAAATCTCTTTTAAAAGGACTCAATAAAATACAAATTAATTCGTCTGCTATCAATGATGATTTAGAGAATAATCCGGTGGTCATTATTGAAGGATTACAAACACAACTCAAGAAAGATGGATATCCTAAACCCTATGAAATGTTTAAAAAATTATTTCGAAATCAAAACCATAATTTGAAAGAAATTTATGATTTTGTTGATACACTTCAAATTAGTAATGAATCAAAACAGAAAATGAAAGAATTAACACCTTCTAACTATATTGGAACCTTTCCAATTATATCAATTACGGAAAAAAAGGAAATTTAAAGATTTTACAATTAATATATATAGAGATGTGTGGTATTCTGGGTTTTTGTAATACTAACAATAATAATTTTCTTAGTTTATTTTACAATAAATTATGTTTATTGCAATCCAGAGGCCAAGATGGGATAGGTATTGTTACTGTGGATAATACTATATTTAATGAATTCAAAGGTTTAGGACTCATACATCAAGTTTTAACTAAATCAATTATTCAAAGTATAAAAGGTAAATATGCAATAGCTCATAATAGATATACAACAACAGGTAAAAGTGATAATTTAACTAGTATTCAGCCAATAGAAGTAAAATTAAAATCACAAACAATATATTTTGCACATAATGGAACAATTGTTAATTTTAAAGGTAAAAATGGTGAAAGTGATTACATATTTATTAAACAAAAACTAATAGAATTTAGCAAAAATTCTAATACAATTGATGATATTTTGATACAATTCATGAATAATATTCAAGGCGCATATTCTTTATTGATATTAACAAATGATGGTATTTATGGAATGCGTGATAGATTTGGATTTAGACCTATGAGTTTAGGTAAAGTAGAAAATAATTTATTTATTTCATCAGAAAGTTGTATTTTTAATGATTCACAATCAGAATATTTTCGAGAAGTTCAACCTGGTGAAATAATTAAAATTACAAATGGAAGAATTAAAACACTATATCAATATAATAAAACAATTCCAAAATTTTGTAGTTTTGAATATGTTTATTTCTCTCGACCAGATTCTTTATTGAATAATAAAAGTCTTTATGAAGTCCGTGTAAATCTTGGGCGTCAATTAGCCCGAGAAGATGATTCTTATTTGGGTGGGAAATTCCAAAAGAATTCGCGTTCGTGTGAACTATCAAAAAGAGAAGTCGATTTTGTAACATGTATTCCTAACTCTAGTATTCCTCATACAATTGGATATTCTTTAGAATCAGGAATTCCACTTCACCACTGTATTATTAGAAATTCATATATTGGGAGAACATTTATTTTACCTGATGACGCTTCTCGAAAAGATACAATTGCATTAAAATTTAATTGTATTCCATCAATTATCAAAGATAAATCTATTATTATTATTGATGACTCTATAGTTCGAGGACATACTATAAAATCACTAATTCAATTATTACGAAAAAATGGAGCGCGTGAAGTTCATATAAGAATTGCATCTCCTCCTATTAAATATCCATGTTTTATGGGTATTGATATGTCTACAGATGAAGAATTAATTGCTCATGAAAAAAATACGGATCAAATTTGTAATATTATTGGAGCTGATTCCCTTAAGTATTTGTCTCTAGATGGAATGAAATCCGTCATATCTGACGGAAAAAATAATATTTGTACCGCATGTTTTTCAGGACAATACCCTATAGGACTTGATTGGTAACTCAAAGGAGTAGATTGGAAATAAATGAAATATTTCATTTTCTTTATTTATATATCTGGTGATTAACATATAATAAGAAGAAAAATTATATTTATTCGTTGGAATCCAGACAATTATAAAATATAAAAAAAGATTTAAGAATTACACGATTAAAAAAATTAGAACATTTAATTATTAATATATGTAGTGGCAAAAAAGAAATAATAGATCCAATAACAATATTATATATGTATTATAACAAAGATAATCCAGTAATAGCAAATAGATGGAAAACAGAATTACTTTAAATATAATTTCTAGATTTCCTAATTTTTCGTATTTGTAAAAATCGATGGGCGCAAACACCCTAATATTCTGTTAAATTAGACTGATAATCAAAATAACAGTCCACCGGCGCCTCCGAGGCTAGACCACCCACTATTTATCCAGATAAACTCTAAAGATTGGCCTTTTTGAGATAATGAAACACCACTACCATTTACAAATGATGTAATATTAATTGTATAACTTCCTGGTATCGTTACATCTGTAACAATTAACATTTTTCTTTGTCCTATTAAACCCGGAGTTGGATCTCCAAGGGTTCCAGTAGTTAAACCACCTTGAATTATAATCTCGGATATTTCAATATCCGCATTGGGATCTATAACGCCTCCATTGGTAATAATAGTTTCTGTTGTGGCAGGAGGAGGAACAAAGTTATTTACGTCAAATGCATTCATTGGAGTAAAGGTAGCATCACTAACTCCAAGAGTATATATTTCTGAATTAGTACAAAGAGAGAACAAAAAACTTATATTACATTTTCCTTTCTTTATAAATGTCAAACTTTTTGGATTTAAGAAAATACCATCACATGTTCGAACAAATGTGTAAATTGGATCTATACCAGAGGAATCTATTTTTGTTATTTCATAAACCCCATTTAATCGTTTATCGGTTTGATCTTTTACCAATATTATATCACCAACAACTATAACACGAGTATCAATAATTAAACTACCTCCTACACTTTTAAATAAAAATTCTAGATAAAATCTTTCAAAATTAGGGAAAACTATTTGAGTAGGATCTAATTCTATAGTTGTTGCTACTGTTGCAGTAGCATATTTAGCTTCTTCTAAAAAACATTTTGACATTCTAGTTCACTACTCAATATATATATTAATATTAATTTAATATTGAATAATTAAAAAGTTATAATGATTATTATTAAAGATTGAATTTCTTATCTTAATTTTGATTTGAGTGATAATTTTAACAAATATAATATTTGGAGCAATATTTGCAGATTATTAAAACTCCAGAAATATTCAGAATTTTTAGAACCATAATTATAAAATTGAAATTTTCATTTATTGTATTTTTTATTTTCTAACACCCAATACAATATGAGTTCTGTTATATATTTATTGTATAAACATAATGCTCATAATTATTATATATATATACCAGTGTATACGAGGTAGAGATGAAATATAAACCTTTCACCCCATAATTCAGAAATAGATTTGTAATAATATAAAGATATTTCTACTTTATTTTTTATATACAAAAATGAAAACTTTAACTAAAACAAATCTTAGAATTGGGTCCAGGAAAGTTGGTAAAGTACGGGATATTTATGAAACACCCAACCAAATTAGATTAATTACAACTGATAGACAAAGTGCTTTTGACAAAAATCTTACTAGTATTCCTCATAAGGGCCAAGTT